ACTGCTGTTGGTGGGCTGAGCAGCCATGATGTGGTTTTTAGGTCAAGCACCCTCATGGCCCGCAGCCCATGAGCGCCTTTTTCGCTGGTACCAAATCGGTTTCAAGGGTCCAAGATCACCAAGGAGGGCCGATGCCGCGCACGAAAAAGCCTGCTGGGGCGGCTGTGGACCGCCGGAATGGCCGCCGCGCCGAGCTGGAGGTGGCCGCTGGCGGCCTGGAGCGCTTCGAGCTACCATCCCGCCGCCCTCCGTGGCTCGTGATCACTCAGGAGGCGTGGGAGGGTGCGTGGGCGGACGGTGTGGCGTCGATGTGGACGCCGGGTGACCGTCCGCTGCTGCTGCGGTGGGCTGATTCGATCGACCGGGCGGCGCGGGCGCTGCGGCGGGCTGACCGCAAGCCGGTGGTGATCGGCGGGAACATGCAGCTGACCGAGCACCCGTCGTACATGACCGCGAAAAGCGCGCTGGCGACGGCGGAGCGGTGTGAGGCGCAGCTCGGCTTCGGTGCTTTGAACCGGAACCGGCTGGGCCTGACGGTGGCGGCGGCGCAGAAGTCGCTGCTTGAGCTGAATGACCAGTTCATGCGGGAGGGTGAGGATGAGCCAGACCCCCGGCTCTGACGCAGCGCCTCGCTGTCCGCGCTGCTGCGTACACGGCCTGCCGTTTGCCAGGGAGGACCAGCGGCAATTCGGCACTGTCGGATGGTGCGGCTGGTGCCAGGACATCGCGGAAGGATACGGCGATGACTGCCGGATCTCTCCTGGCGAACCTCAATGGCTGTGTCCTCACGGCATCGGTGAGGCCCAATGAGCCAGATCCCCGCCTCGCCTGACGGCTGGATCGTCCCGCCGCTGTGGCTGCAAGCGCACGACCTTGACCAGGAGGCGCTTGACGAGCTGAAGGCGCGGTTCCTGGAGGCTGTTGAACGCGGCGGCCCGCCGGTCGTCCTGTCGGAGCCCCGGTTCCGGTGGTGGGATTGGCCCGCTGTCCAGTGGTGGTGGTACCGCCAGTACAAGCGGGCTGACCGGCGAGCATTCAGGCGCGAGTGCGAGCAGATCCGCTGGCGCGGGATCTGGCGGCCCAATGGCGACTGACCCCGGCTGCATCGACTGCGGCTGGCAGCCCGCTCCCGGCGCGCTGTGGCCCACGGAAGGCCCGCTGGCGGTCCGGTGGATGGAACGGTTCCTGATCTGCGCCGAGGGCGACTGGTTCGGCAAGCCGCTGCGCCTGCGCCCCGACCAGAAGCGGTTCGTCTACCGGTGGTATGAGTTCTGCCCGGCGTGCGGCTACTGGCGGTACGACGAGGCGCTCCGCGGCGCAGCGACCGGCGACGGCAAGACGACGTTCGTCGCGGCGCTGGAATGCCTGGAGATGTTCGGGCCGCCGCAGATCGCGCCCGTCTCCCCGAACATCATCAACGCCGCCGCGTCGTTCGAGCAGGCGGACCTGCTGTTCGCTATCGCCGGGGTGATGCTCGGCGGCCGGGACCAGGCCGTCGCTGAGGCGCCGCTGTGCGGTTACGCCGAGGTGTACGACACGGAGATCAAGTACGCGGACGGCCGGCCAGGCATCATGAGACGGGTCGCCGCGGTGGCCGGGACGAACGAGGGTGGCCTGCCGTCCCTGTTCGTCGGCGACGAGCTGCACGAGTGGGGCGACGTCGGCTCGACGAAGGCCCGCGTCCACATGGTCATCGGCAAGTCCACGCGCAAGCGGCGGATGATCTGCCGGCTGCCTGATGGCCGGGAGGTGACCCGCGGGCCGGGCCGGAAGCTGGGGATCTCGACGGCCGGGTTCGATGTGGACCACACGCTGCTCGGCGCGATGTACAAGCACGGCCGCCGCGCCCAGCACGACCCGTCCGTGTCGCCGCGGCTGCTCTTCGACTGGCGTGAGGCCCCTGACGGCCTGGACTACTCGAAGGCGGACGACCGGCGGCAGGCCGTGGTCGCAGCCTCGGCGGCGGCCGGGGTGCTGTGGGACATCGAGGGCCGCGTCCGCGAGTGGGACAACCCGGCGGTCGAGCATCATGAGTGGATCCGCTACTACGGCAACGCCTGGGTCGATGTGCCGGCTGACTCGTGGCTGAAGGATCACCCGGCGGCGTGGGGGAAGTGCCGGGGGACGTGGGAGCTGGCCGGGGACGAGCTGGCCATCCTGGCGATCGACATGGCGCTGAAGCGGGACAGCGTGAGCGTCCGCACCCTGACGAAACTGCATGACGGACGGGTGGCCACGACTAACCGGACCTGGTACCCGGCGGACGGGAAGATCGACCACCTTGAGGTCTGGGAGTACATCCGCGAGCAGGCGCTCGCCATGGGGCCGCGGTTCAGGGGGATCGTCTACGATCCGCGGTTTTTCGAGCTGCCGGCCCGCCAGCTCGAGGAAGAGGGCTTCCTGGTGATCGAGTTCAACCAGTCGCCGCAGCATATGGCCCCGGCGTGCGGACTGGCGTTCGACATGATCATCCATCAGCAGATCGTGCATACCGGTGACCCGGACGAGGCGCGGCAGGTCAAGGCGGCGGTGAAGCACCAGCAGGAACGCGGGTTCACCTTGAGCAAGGGCCGCTCACGGGTGCACATCGACGCGGCGATCACGCTGTGCATGGGCGTGGACGAGCTGGCCCGGCTGACAAAGCCGCGGGACTGGGCGAACACGGTGTGGTGACCAGAGAGGTGATCGTGATGGCTGAACCGATTTTCGAGCGTGTCGAGGAAGACCTGCTGCACCCCTGGAAAGCTTTCGAGCGTCACCACCACCCGGGCGCTACCATGATCGCAGCGTCAGTGCAAGCGCAACCCCCGGAGGCACCTGTGAGCGTCATCACCGAAATCAAGGCCGGACTCGAAGACCTGGTGGCCAAGGCCGAGGGCATCGACGAGGCCGCCGTGACGAAGCTTGAGGCGATCGCGGCCAACCCTGCCGCTGTCGAGGTGATGGACACGCTGGCCACGGTGCTGCATGTGCCGGCCAACGGGCTCAGCGTCGCCGTGGAGGTCCTGAAGGGCCTCGGCGCGCTGTGGGACAAGCCAGCGGCCGCCGAGGCGCCGGTGGCTGAGCCCGCGCCTGCGGTGTAAATGACCGCTGCCACGGCGCCGCTGCGGCTGCCTGCGTGCCCGGGGTGCGCGGGTGGCCGTGAGGTCAACGGGGTGCCGTGCCGGGACTGCGGCGGGACAGGCCGCCAGCGCGCCGCGCCGCGCATGCCGGCCAGCTTGCGGGCGCTGGGGCGCCGCTGGTCGCTGGCCGGCGCGGAGGTGGCGGGGACGCTGGTGCGCTGGTCGGCGAGCGTCCCTGGCGTGGCCGGCGCGGCGGGTGTCACACTTGGGGTCGCGATGATCGTTCATGGTGTGTTTCACCAGGTTCCCGAGCTGGGCGTGATGGCTGCGGCCGGGGGCCTGTTCGGGCTGCTCGCCGACAGGCAGCTGTAACCATGGCGGTGTTCGCCGGCCCGCTGCCTCGTGAGCGCGCCGCGGCGTCCCGCCCGGGCCGCGAGCAGCGGATCGCCCAGCTGTCGTTCGTGGCCCCGCCGGTCGGCGCGCACATCAACGCGGTCGAGGAGCTGTACGGGTCCGGGTCGCCGGAGATGGCGTTCCGGCACTCGACGGTGTGGGCGTGCGAGGACCTGCTCGGGTCGATGATGGGGATGCTGCAGCCGTGGGCGTTCCAGCTGCCCGCCACGGGCGTGCAGACGCCCACGCCGGGCCCGGGGATGGGCCTGACGGAGGAAACGCCGCAGAAGGTGGCGAGGCAGCCGCAGATCCTCAACGAGCCGTCCGCCGACATGGACATCGGCGACTTCCTGTACGCGGCGACGGTGTCGCTGTCCCGCGGCAACACGTACGGCAAGATCGTGAACCGGGACCGGCTCGGCTACCCGTCGCAGATCGAGCTGCAGGACAACGGGAAGGTGCAGGCCCGCCGGAAGGCGGACGGCAGCCCGGAGTTCAAGTTCGGCGGGCAGGTGCAGGACCCGGCGACGGTGTGGCACAAGACGATTTTCCGGCCGGCCGGGTCGATGACAGGCATGTCGATCCTGTACTACGCGCAGCAGGCCGTGCGGCTGGGCCTGAACGCCGAGGAGTTCGGCAACGGGTTCTTCGAGGACGGCGCCCACCCGTCGGGGCTGCTGCTGAACGACTCGCAGGACGAGTTCAGCCAGGAGGACGCGCAGACGGTCAAGCAGAAGTTCATGGCCGCGGTGCACGGCTCCCGGGAGCCGGCGGTGATGACGGGCGGCTGGAAGTACCAGCAGGTGCAGGTCAGCCCGACTGATAGCCAGTTCCTGGACACGCAGGGCCTGTCCGACTTGAAGGTGTGCCGGTTCTTCCGGATCTGGCCGGAGATGGTCAGCGTGACGATGCAGGGCTCCAACGTCACCTACGCGAACGTGGAGCAGCGGGCGCTGGACTTCCTGACGTACACGATGCAGCGGTGGATCACCTGGTGGGAACGGAAGCTGGGGGCGATGACCCCGCCTGGGCAGTACGTGAAGTTCGACCTGTCGCCGCTGCTGCGCACCGACATCCTGACCCGGTGGACGGTGAACCACGCGATGATCGCGTCCCGCACCGTCACGCAGGACGAGGTCCGCCAGGGTGAGGACATGACGCCACTGACCGACGCGCAGCGCGAGCAGGTCAACGCGATGCCCCTGGCGCCGATGCTGCCGAGAATGAGCCAGGGACTGTAGGAGGCCGGGAATGGATGAGGCAGTGCGCCGGGAATTGCGCCGTCAGCGGCGGATAGCGATGCAGGGCATGCCTGAGCGGCTGGGGATGTCGTTCACGCCCGGGGTCGCGCTGACTGCCGGGATCAGCCGGATTGAGATGCGGGCGAAGCCGAACGGCACCGCGGCCGGGTCGAACTTCGAGTTCACCGGCTACGCCACGGTGTACGGCACTGAGTTCGACATGTGGGATCCGGCCGGTGAACCGTACAGGGAGTACGTCGCACCGGGGGCATGCAAGCGGTCGCTGTCGAATCCAAATCTGGATGTGCCGTTCCTGATCGGGCACGACGACGGCGACATCGCGCTGGCGCGGACCAGGTCGGGGACGATGCGGCTGGCCGAGGACACCCACGGGCTGCATGTGCAGGTGCCGTCGATGGACGGCAGCCTTGAGAGAGTCCGTCAGCTCGCCAGCGCTGTTAAGCGTGGCGACATGAGCGAGATGTCGCTCGCATTTGTGTGCGTGCAGCAGCAGTGGGATGACAGTTTCGAGCGGCGCGGCGTCATGCAGATGGAACTTAACCGCGGTGACGTGTGCGCGGTGGTCCACGGCGCGAACTCGGCGACGGCCGGTGTGTCGATGTCCCCTGTCGAACTGCTCGCGGCGCGGCGCCCGGTGCTGATCGGGCGCCCAATGCGCGAGCGGCGGATGCCGACCCAGCCGTACGAGCGGGGCGCTGACGAGCATGTGACCTGCTTGCAGTGCCAGTCGGGGAACGACGCGGACGCCCGCTACTGCGACCAGTGCGGCAACGGGATGCGGCCGCTGATGGACTACGCCGGGGACCCGGACGACACGCAGGAGTGCCGGTGCGGGCTGTGGAACGCGCCGGACGCGAAGATCTGCGACCAGTGCGGGCAGGGGCTGGCCAACGACCACGACGCGGACGACGGCTACCCGTCGCTGACAGGCTGGGCGGCTGGCCGGCCGCTGGAGCGGCGCGCGGCGGTCAGCGCCGCAGACCAGAACGACCTGCCGGACAGCGATTTCGCGTACATCGAGCCGGGCGGCAAGAAGGACGCCGAGGGCAAGACGACGCCCCGGTCCAAGCGGCACTTCCCCGTCCAGGACGCCGCGCACGTCCGCAACGCGCTGGCCCGGGCGCCGCAGTCCCCGTTCGGCGGCAAGGCCATGCCGGGGATCAAGGCGGCGGCCGGGAAGCACGGCGTCGACGTGGCCGGGCAGCACGCCTCGGCACGGCCGCTGGAGCGCCGCGCGTCGGCCGAGGAGGACATGGACCTGGCCGCCACGCCGGACTACAACCCGGCCCCTGTCGCTGCTGGGCTGACGTGCCCGCAGTGCCAGGCGGGGAACGACGGGGGCGCGAAGTTCTGCGACCAGTGCGGTCACGGCTTCGCGACGGGCGCGACGGTGACCGTGGATGACTCGACGGGCATCCCGGGCCCGGAGACGCAGATGGCGGCGGCCCGCAAGCTGGAGCTGCTCACCAGGGAGCTCGACCTTGAGGAGCTGGCGTCACACCGTGTAGCCTGCGCTTAGTTACACGGGTGATTTTGCCGGGCAGTCTCCGCCGGGCCGCCTGCCCCTGACGGGGCCAGCGGTCACGCGGCAGCTTCCACGCAGAGACGGTCACGCCGTGATCCCAAGTCATCTCTGCGTGGAGGCGTTTGATGCCTGACGACGGCCATGATCTGACTGGCCAGCTGGAAACCCGCCGGACGTCCCTGATCGGCGCGAACCGCGAGATCCTGTCGGCGGCGTCGGCGGCGTCCCGGGCGACGACGGCTGAGGAGGACACGCGGTACGCCGCGAACATAACGGAGATCCGGGCGCTGAACCAGCGGCTGGACGACCTGGGCGACCAGGCGCAGCGTGAGGAGCGCGCCCGGGCGGCCCGCGCCGGGAACGCCGGGATCGCCGACGACCACGGCTCCGGCGCCCGCGCGTCCGGCGTGCAGGTCACCTCGGAGCCGATGATTTACGGGCAGCACAGCCCGAACAGTTACTGGGCGGACCTGGCCCGTGACGCGTTCTCCAACGGCGACGGCGGCGGCGGACTCGACGCGTCCCGGGAGCGGCTGGGACGGCACGCCGCTGAGCTGCGTGTCGAGCTGCCGAACCGGCGTGAGCGGCGGGCCCGCGCGGCGCAGGAGCGTGTCGAGCGGCTGCACACCGCGTCGCGGCGTGAGGAGCTGGCGTTCGAGCGGTTCCTCGGCTCGGGTGTGAACGTTTTCGAGACCCGGGCGCTCAACAGAACGGATGGCACGGGCGGGTATTTCGTGCCGCCACTCTGGTTGGTTGACGAATATGTCGCCTACCTGCGTGCGGGCCGCACTCTGGCGAACCTGTGCAACTCGATGCCGCTGCCTTCCGGCACGGACTCGATCAACCTGCCGCGGATCACGACTGGCACGGCGACTGGCGCCCAGGCTTCTGACGGCGGCCCTGTGCCGGGCCGGGACATGGCCGACAACTACGTCAACGCGCTGGTCCGCACCGTGGCCGGGCAGGAGGACGTGGGCATCCAGCTGCTGGACCAGTCCCCGATCGCGTTTGACTCCGTGATCACGAAGGACCTGATGCAGGATCACGCGATGCAGGTCGATGGCCTGGTGATGCTGGGTTCCGGGTCGTCTGGCCAGATCACGGGCCTGTACCCGCAGGGCACGATCACCGGCGGCAGCACTCCGGGCATCATCGTCAACGGCGTGACCGCCTCCACCGCGGGGGAAGTCTGGACCGGTGGCGACAGCGGGCGCAACGACTTCTACTCCGGCGTCGGCCAGCTGTTCTCCCAGATCGGCAGGAACCGGTTCCAGCGGGCGAAGGCGCTCGTCTCCAATGAGGCGGTGTGGAACGCGTTCGCGACAGCGGTGGACGGGAACAAGCGGCCTCTCGTGCCGCCGTCCAACCAGGGCCCGTGGAACGCGGCGGCGACTGGTGACTTCGACCCGGGCGCGCCGGATGAGGGCCCGGTCGGCACGATCCTGGGCCGCACCTGGTATGTGGACAACAACATCCCGCTGACCTTCGGCGGGGCGACGACCAGCCCGGGCATGTCCAGCGTCTCCGCCGGGCACGTGTCACCCACGGACGGCTCCGGGTCGGGGGACACGTTCACCCCGGTCATCGCGGGCGTGTTCGACGACCTGCTGCTGTTCGAGGGCGAGGTGCGGACCCGCGTCCTGCAGGAGATCCTGTCCGGCACCCTGCAGGTCCGCTTCCAGATTTACAGCTACCTGGCGTTCCTGCCGAACCGTTACCAGGACGCGAACTCCCGGATCATCTCCTATGGCAACGTCAACTCGGGGACCACGACCGCGGCGGCGCTATCGACCGGCACCGCCGGCGGATTGGTGGGCTTCTGATGAGTGATCTGACATCCGGCCGGTACCCCGACTCCGAGGAAGAGTGGCTGCTCGACGGCAGCCCGAACCCGCCGTACCGGCGCACGATCAGCCGCCGCGACATCACGGCGGTCACGATCACGCTGGCCACCACCGTCCTGACCGTCTACGCCGTCCCGGTGCAAGTGGGCGACATCTTCGACTTCGTCGCTTTCAACGTGAAGACCCAGGCGACCGCGACGGCGGCGCACTCCTGGGTCGCCCTGTACAACGGCGTCAGCACCGGGGCCGCGCTGCTGGGGCAGACCACGGACGTCACCGCAGGGTGGGCGGCCGGGGCGCAGCACCTCCAGCTGTCGGCGCTGGCGCAGGACATCGGCACCATCGGTGTCCCGGGCGGCTCCCTGGACGCCCCGGCTGTGTGGGGCCTGGCGTTCTACAACGTCACCTCCGGCACCGGCACGGTCCTCGACGGGATGGCCGGCGGCAGTGTCGCGGGCGAGCAGGCCATCTCCACCCAGGTCCCGCTGGTCTCCACCGCGACCGTGTCGACCACGGCCACGGCCCCGGCAGTGCTGCCGACCATGGCGGCCGCGTCGGCCGGAATCGCCTACGCGATCCTGTCGAGGAGCTGACGCGTGATGGCGCCGTCGCAGGAAGGCCGGTACACCTTCGAGAATCAGCGCGCCAGGGCTGCCGCGGCGGCGGCCAGGGCCGCCGTGCCGCCAGAGGCGGAGACCCCGCCGGTTTCCGTGGCCGACCAGCGCGCCCAGGGCGTGGCCGCCGCGGACACGGTGACCATGGCGGACCAGAGGGCGGGCGCCGCCGCCAGCGTGGTCCCCGAAGCGCCGGATCCGCCCGCGCCGAAGCCGCGGCCCGCGGGCCCGAAATCGCCCGCCGCTGAGGGGTAGGCGTGGCGACCCGCGCGCACGTCCTCGGCCAGCTTCAGCGTGAGCTGCGGCACGCCCGGGACGTGCGCGCGGACGCCTACGCGGCGCAGCTCGAACGCGAGATAGCGCGGCTGTCCGCCGGGACGCCAGAGCACCCGGCGAGGGAAACGCTGGCGGCTGGCGAGAGCGGGGAGGTGACCCATGGGGCCGTACGACCTCGGCGCTCCCGTGCCGCCCGCTGACCTGCCGTTCTATGTGACCAATGACAGCGGCGTCCCGGTGGCCGCTTCGGTCAGCCCCGTGCTGACGATCACCCTGCCGGACCAGACCACCACCACGCCCGCGGTGGCTGCCACCGTGACCGGCACCTACGAGCCCGCCGCGCATTACGTCACCACCCAGGCCGGTCACCACCTGTGGGCCTGGACGGTCGGCGGCACCTACCCGGGCGCCTACGTGGACTCCTTCGAGGTGCGCGCGGCGCCGGACCCGACGATCACCTCCCTGGCGGAGGAGCGGGAGATCCTGAAGCTCGCCGCCTCCGACACCTCCCAGGACAGCGTCATCCGCGGCTACAGCCAGGCGGTCACCGAGTGGATCGAGTACGTGTGCGGCCCGGTGGTCACCCAGCAGGTGACCGAGGTGGTCCGGGCGCAGGGCACGGTGCTGATCCTGAGCAAGTCGCCGGTCCGCACCGACATGGGCGCCATCCTGGACGCGTCGGGCCGCCGCGACGGCTCGACCACCAACGGCATCGTGTCGATCACCCCGGTGCTGTCGTACGGGTTCATGTACGACCTCGACCAGCTGCTGTGCGACGGGCCGAAGGGCATCGTGCGGCACCTGGCCGGGCTGCCGTTCTTCTACTCCGGCGACCCCTTCAGTCAGTTCGCGGTGGTGTACTGGGCGGGCCGGAAGATCATCCCGTGGGGGATCTACGAGGCGCACAAGATCGCGCTGAAGCATGTGTACGGGGTGAACCGCGGCGGGATGGCGTCGGCGTCGGCGTCGATGGCCGCCGACGAGGAGACCGTGGAGACCGGGTTCGGGTTCAGCGTGCCGAACCGGGCCGCTGAGCTGCTGACCCCGCATTCAGGCAAGGCCAGCCGGGCGGCGTTCGCATGACCGCGACCACGACGCAGGTCCCCGCGGTCCTGGACTACCTGGTCACCACGTGCCAGGCGAGCGCGTCGCTGGGGCAGGCCAGCCCGGCGGTGATCGTCCTCGACGGCCCGCACATCACCAATGACACGCTGACCGAGCCGCTGCACCTGTGGATCGGCTACGACCCGGTGAACCCCGGCGAGCCTGCGGCCACGACGGATCAGGACTGGCCGAACCTCGACCAGGCCCGGACCCTGGACGAGGACGGGGAGATCACCTGCGCCGCTGAGGCGTGGGGCGGCGGCGACACGGTCAAGACGCTGCGGGACTCCTGCGACGGCATTGTCGCCGCGGTGGCCCTGCTGCTGCGCGGCACCGTCGCGGCGGGCGGGCCGGGGGACACGCAGATGGGCGGCCTGGTGTTCTGGTCGCTGGTGACGGCGGGGTCGTGGTATCAGCGGCCGAGCCAGGACGGGATTTCCGTCATGCACGTGTTCAAGATCGTCTACCGGGCAAGGCTGGTGTCTTCATGAGGCAGGTCAGGTGCATCCGGCCGCGGGCCGGCATCGAGGTCGGGGACCTGGCCGAGGTCGGTGATGACGCGGAAGTCAGCGACCTGTACTGGGAGCCCGTTCAGGAGGTTTCCTCCAATGCCGGGGGCAAATCCGCTCCAGGAGACTCAGAGGTTTCCTCCAGCCCGCCGCCGGTGCTGATCACCCCGGACGGCCCCCGGCCGGCTGACACGAAGGGCGCGGCGTCATGAGCACCTATCCCGGCTCAGGGATCCTCACCCAGTTCTACGGCCCCGTCACCGAGGCCACTTACGGCGTGTCGCCGACGCTGACCGGCGCCCATTTTTACGCCATCAAGGGCGGGGAGTCGCTGAAGGGCAAGAAGGTCACGGCCCAGGGTGAGGGCCTGTTCTCCGGCGCGCTGCACCCGAAGGCCGCCCGCAGGGTGCTGACCGGCTGGGACGCTGGCGGCGCGGTCTCGATGGAACTGCCTGCCAGGAACCTGCAGCAGTGGCTGTTCCCCATGTTCGGGTCGTACGGGCAGGCGGCGTCGGCGCTGACGGAGGACGGGGTGACCCTCGCCTACAGCGCGGTCCACGCGCCGGGCCCGCTGCAGACCCACAGCTTCGCCGTGCAGAAAGGCGTCCCGTCTGTGGACGGGACGGTGATGCCGTCCACAATCGTGGGCTGCAAGATCTCCGAGTGGGAGCTGTCGGTAGCGAAGCACGGGATCGCGGAGCTGGCCGTCACGATCATGGCCCGCAACGAGCTGCTCGGCGCGGGCAACTCGGACCCGCTGAATGTGGCGGTGCCGTCGCTGGTGGCCTACTCCACCCCGATCGGCGGCGTGTTCCACTGGGCTGAGGCCAGCCTGTACACGGGCGGCACCTGCTCGACGACCTCCGGCGTGACCACGGTCTCCGCCCCGGTGAAGACAGCGAACGTGCGGAACGTCAGCATCAAGTACACGATCCCCCTCGACGGCGACCGCTACGAGATGGGGAACGCCGGGTTCCGCTCCGAGCCGATCGACAACGGGCTGCGCGTCATCATCGTCTCGTTCGAGGTCGAGTGGCTGAGCTCGGCGGCGATGTACAACGCGTACGCGGCGGACACGCCGACCGCGCTGGAGCTGACGCTGATCGGCCCGTCGATCGGCTCCGGCTCCGACTTCTCGACGCTGACGATCCTGGTGCCGGAGATGTTCTTCAACGGCGAGCCGCCGGACATCCAGGGCACGCAGGTGGTCACCCAGAAGATCGAGCTGGCGGGCCTGGACGACGGGACGAACAACGTGATCCAGGCGACTTACTGGACGCTGGACAGCGCCTGATGGTCACGACGCGGATCACGACGACAGGCGCTCTCGGCGGTGGCGGCGATCTGGGCGCGGCGGCGCAGGTCATCGCGGACCGGGCGAAGGTGATGGCCGGGTGGTCGGTGAAGATCCCCCCGAAGATCAGGGTCTCGGTGTCCGGGAACGTGGCGACGATCTCGTGCGACGCCGGGCCGGCGTACCCGAACGAGGTGGCGGGGGTGCGGCATCCCACGTTCGGCCGCGATCCGTGGGTGACCAACGCGCACCGGCCGTTCCTCGGCCCGGCGGCGGACGCCGGGGCGGACGCGGCGATGGCCCGCTACGCAAAGAAGGTCGACAAGATGTGCCGGGCCGCTGGCTACAGGTAGGAAGGCAAAACCCCCTCATGAGTGAAGTGACAGACCAGAGCGCCGAGATACGCGAGCAGGTGGCCGAGGCGATCAGCCCTCGCGCCTTCGGCGTCGATTACGGGTTCGACGTGTGCTGGATGGCGGCGCAGGTGCCGACCGCGCAGGGCCCCCGGATGATGCCGGTGTACATGCTCCTGATCACCCGCCGCTCCCCGCTGCTCGGCCAGCCCCCGCTGTCCCATCTGGCGCAGATACCGTTCGCCCGGCCGACGGACGCGCAGATCGATGAGCAGGTGGCCGAGGGCCTGCGGCTGCTCGCCGAGCTGTTCGAGACGCTGAAGAAGCCCCCGGCCGCCCCGCCCGCCCAGAACGGCCGGGCGCTCGTGAACGGGCGTGGCCGGTGAAGATCGACTTTGAAGGCCGGGTGTGGGAGTTCGACCCGGACACGGTCACCGTCCAGCAGGGCATCGCGATCTGGCTGGCCCACGGCCTGACCCTGCTCGACTGGGAAGAAGGCATGGAACGCGGCGACCCGCGGGCGCTGCAGTCCACGTACTGGCTGATGCTCACCCAGGACGGCGCCGTCAAGCCGATCAAGGACTGCGACTTCGCTGTCGGCCCGTTCTCCCAGGCGCTGGCCGCCGCCCAGGAAGCCGCCGCCCAGGAAGCCGCCGCCCAGGAAGCCGCCGCGGCGGCGAGCGCACCAGCCGTGGAGCCGGAGCCGGTCCCTACCCAGCCGGGCGCTCCTCCATCACCGGAGCGACCCTCCCCGACGGATACGACCCCGCCGCCGAGCGGGCAGGAGGCCGCTCCTGGCACCGCGTAGAGACCCAGAGCCTGCGGGACCTGCGCGCCGAGTACCTGTTCGGCCTGGCCCACATCTGCCACATCGGGCCGCGTGACGTGGACCGGCTCACCGTGACGGACTTCGCCGGCCTCATCGACGCGATCGACGCCTACCTGAAAGCAAGCAAGCCACCGGAGTGAGGTGACACAGCATGGCCGGAACCCTGGTGAAGTCCGTCATGCTGAAGATCGTCTCCAATGACGGTGACACCGAGTCCAAGCTTGACCTGATCACGAAGAAAGCCGACGAGCTTGGCCGGCTGCACCCCGACATCAAGGTGAAGATCGACTCGGCGGCGGCCAGCGCGAAGCTCGGGGTGCTGCGGCAGGAGCTGAAAGACACCACGAAGGCCGAGAAAGACACCGGGGACCAGTCCGCCACCCTGAAGAGCCGGCTGGCGGGGCTCGCCGGGGGCATGAACTCGTTCGCGACCGGGGGCCTGTCCGGCGGCGGGGCCGCCGGGGGCATGACCATGGCGCAGAAGGCGATGCTGGGCCTGAACGTCGCCACCGGCCTCGGCGAGCCGCTGGTCGCCGGGCTGACCGTCGCGGTCGGCGGCCTGGGCGCGGGCCTGGTGTCCGCGGGGCTGGGCGCCGGGATTTTCGGGCTGGTGACCAAGTCGGCGTTCTCCCAGGTGACGGCGGCGAACACGGCGGGCAAGAAGCTGACCGGCGGCCTGGGCGAGATGCAGTCCAGCCTGAAATCCGCGACGGGCGAGTGGAACGGCTTCGTGAAAGCCGCGTCGCCGGGGGTGGCGTCGGTGATCGCGCAGGGGTTCGGGCTGATCCCCAAAGCCCTCGCGCTGATGAAACCGTTCCTGGCCCCGGTGGAGACGGCGCTGCACGGCATCATCGCCGACATCTCCCACGGGATGGACAGCTCCGGGTTCAAGTCGTTCATGGGCACGATGGCGAAGGACAGCGGCCCGATGCTCACCGGGCTGGCCCACGCCATCGGGGACATCGTCGTGGGCCTGGGCGGGATCCTGCGGGCGTTCATGCCGGTCTCGCATTCGATCATGGGCGGCCTGGACGGCATCACGGCGAAGTTCGCCAAGTGGGGGACGACCCTCGGGTCGCACTCGGGGTTCCAGTCGCTGATGGCCACGTTCAAGACCGAGACGCCGCTCGCGGTCAATGTCCTCAAGCAGCTCGGCGGGGTCATCAAGACCGTCGTCGCGTCGATGACCGGGCTGTCCACCTTCAGCAACTCCAAGATGCTGCTGCAGATGGCGCTGCCTGTCCTCCAGCTGCTGAACTCGCTGCTGAAAGCCAACCCGCAGCTGGTCCGCCTCGGCCTGTACATGCTGGCCGCGAAGGACGTGGCGTCGAAGATGGCGCCCGCGTTCGCGGGCGTGGCGACTGGCATCAAGGGGGTGAAGGCGGGCGCGTCTGCGTTCCAGGACCTGTCGTCCGGGTTTTCGAACACGTCGGCGGCGGCGTCGGACGCGTCCGGGGTGTGGGGCACGTTCGGCGGGAAGCTGTCCACGGCGATCACGGCTGTCAAGTCGTGGGGGATCTGGTCGAAGCTCGCGGGCGCGGCGACGAAGGTGTGGACCGGGATCCAGGCCGCGTTCGACCTGGTGATGGACGCCAACCCGATCGCGCTGGTCGTCATCGGCATCGCCGCCCTGATCGCGATCATCGTCATCTGCGTGATCAAGTTCAAGGCGTTCCGCGAGTTCTGGATCGGCCTGTGGAAAGACGTCAAGTCGTTCCTCGGCGACGCCGTGTCGTGGATCAAATCCCACTGGGAGCTGCTGCCCCTCATTTTCATGGGCCCTATCGGCATCGTGGTGGCCCTGGTCAAGTCGCATTTCACGCAGATCAAGTCGATAGCCATGTCGGTGATCAATGACGTCGTCGGGTTTTTCCGGGCCCTGCCGGGGCGGGTCATCTCGGCGATCGCCGGGCTGGGCGGGATGCTGTTCCGGGCCGGGCAGAACGTGATGCGGTCCCTGATCTCCGGCCTCACCTCGATGATCGGCGCGGTCGGGTCGTCGGTCGCGGGGATCGCGGGGAAGGTCGCCGGGTTCTTCGGCCTGTCCCCGGCGAAAGAGGGCCCGCTGTCCGGCGCGGGCGCGCCGGAGGTCCGCGGCGCCCATTTCAGCCACGCGTTCGCGGCGGGCGTGTCGTCAGGCGCTGGGCGGGTGGCCGGCGCGGCGGCGCGGGTGGCTGGCGCGGCCGCGGCCACCGCGGCAGGCGGGGCCGCGGCGGGCGGCGGCGGGGGTGGCCGGAACGAGCTGGTCCTGACGTTCGCTGAGGGGCCGTTCCGGACGGCGTTCAAGGCGTCGATACGCAACCACGGCGGCAACCCGCTGGTGATCGGGAACTAAGGAGAGACCATGACTGTGAACGGGCACGTGTTCCCGCAGTTCATCATTGGCGTGAACCTGGGCGACATCTCGCTTCCCGGCGGGACGTGGAAGGTCGCCCTCGGCAACGTGGCGGGGCCGATCAGCCTGGCGACGGCCGGGATCTCGACGGCGAAGCTGTTCAGCGACTGGACGGCGATCGTCCCGGATATCACCGGCCCCGGCTACACGGCGGGCGGCGTGGCGGTCGCCAGCCCGACCTGGTCGGCTGGCGGCGCGAATAACAGCATCGCGACGTTCACTTCCAGCACGAATCCGTCATGGACGACGGCCACGTTCAGCGCCAACCAGGCGGTTCTTTACCAGTCGTCGGCCAGCACGTATCAGCTCGGGGCTTTCTTCGATTTCGGCGGGGCGGTCCCGGTGACCGGGGCGACGTTCACCCTGACGATCAACGCCTCCGGCCTGCTCACCGCGACCGTCTCCTAGGGAAGTGACCTGACATGCCTTCAACCCTCTGGTCCGCGCCGTCGTCGCCGGGGAACGTCGCCCCGGTGGTCTCGTCCGGCTTCACGACGGCGACCCTGACGGACATCTCCCCCGGCCAGTGCCTGATACCCGCTGGGATGCTGAACGCCGGCACCCGGGTGCGGATCACCGCGACGGGGTCCTACATCGCCACCACGACGGCGTCCACGATCACGTGGGGCCTGTACATGAACAACGCGGGAACCGCGATCACGACCACCCCGGCGATCCTCACGACCACCCCGGCGATCACCGCTGTGGCCATCTCGGGTATCACGTGGGTCCTGCAGTGGTGGGGGAAGATCACGGCGGTGTCCACCACGTCGGGCACCGCGGGCACGATCGTGGGCCACGGGACCGCGTTCGCCGGCCTGACGTCCCTGACGGCCGCTGGCGCGGTGTACCCGATGCCGGTCACGACAGCCGGGATGACGGTGGCGCAGACGGCGACGGGCCTGATCACCTACAACGAGCAGAACATCATGGTCGGCGCGACGATCGCGACGAACACGGGCCTGACCAGCATCACCACCGACGAGCTGACCTGCGAGCTGGTCGGCTGACCTTTCCCCGCACCGAGCGCGCCGGAGGGAGGTGAAGCATGACGATCAGCCGGGCAGCCGGGTTCCCCGTGGGCGGGGGCGACAGCTCCAGCGGCGGCGTGACCAGCGTCACGGTCAGCCCGGCGGCTATTGGCGACCTGGTCGTCGTCTCCGTGTTCATCGGCTCGACGAGCATCACCGTCTCCGGGGTGTCCGGCGGTCACGCGACCGGGTGGGCGCGGGCCGAGGGCTTCACCGACAGCACCTCGACGCTGCGGGCGGAGATCTGGATAGGGACGGCCACCGCCACCGGGTCGGCCGCCGCCTCCGTCACCTTCTCGGCGTCGATCTCCACGACGTACGTCGAGATCGACGCCGACAGCCTGCACAGCTCTATCGGCGGCCCCTGGTCGGTTGTCGCTTCTGGTGGCCAGCACGATGTCACGGGGACGTCCAACCCATTTCCGCCGCTGACCGCGACGGTGACCGGGCAGGCGTACTGGGGCATCGACAGCCCGGCGAACACGCCGTCGGCGGGCAGCGACAGCGGGTTTGTCTACAACCTGCTCGACAGCTCGTTCGTGTGCACAGCGCTGAACGTGGCCGTGACGGCCGGGACTGTGGCCCCGAGCGCGGGCCAGTCCCCGACGGGGACGGCGACCACCGTGGCGATCATCGTCACCGACGCGTTCAGTGCCGCAGGCGGCCCCAGCATGCCGTTCATGCCCGCCCCGGGCTGGCATCCGGGCCTGGGCCTGCCGGGGATGCCGGGCGGGACGCCGTTCTACGCGCCGCAGGCGCTCAGCAGCCCGCCAGCGGCGCCGACCGTCACGGTCACACTCCCGGCAGCCGCCGTGACCCTGGCCGCGCCCATCGTCGCGCCGGCCGCGGGCGCGACGATCGCGCTGCCCGTGGCCACGGCCGCGCTGGCCGCGCCGGTCCCGTCAGTGACAGCGGGGGCTACGGTCGCACTTCCAGTGGCTGCCATCGCCCTGGCCGCGCCGGTGGTCACCCCGGCGACCGCGGTGCTGCTGCCCACCGCCACAGTGGCGCTCGCGGCCCCGGCCGCGACGCCTGCCGCGGGCGCGACGGTGGCGCTCCCGGCAGCAGCCATGGCGCTGGCCGCGCCCGTGGTGACGCCCAGCGGCGGCCCAGCGCCGTTCGACTCCCTGCCGTCCACGACGTTCCCCGCCACACCCCTCGACGGCCGGGTGGAGCTTCTCCTCGGCGGCGTGTGGACAGACGTCACCAGCTACCTGGTGCAGCCCCTGGACTCCGTCGTCCCGATCACCCGCGGCCACCCCGACGAGTCCACCACCACGGCCCCGTCCGGCGTCCCGCTGACCCTGTTCAACGGCGACGGCCGGTTCAGCGGCAAGAATCCGACCGGGCCTTACTACGGGCAGCTGGCGCGGAACACGCCGCTGCGGTTCAGCATCCCTGAAGGCGCAAGCTACCTGCGCAGCGAGGTGGACCAGGCCAGCTACGTCCAGTGCCCGGACACGGCCGGCATCAGCATCACCGGCGACATGGAATTCCAGCTCGACCTGACCCTGGACAACTGGAACTCCTCCCAGATCCTGGCGGCCAAGTGGGCGTCCGGGCAGGCGTCGTGGCTGCTGCTGCTGTGGAACGACGGCACCCTGCAGTTCCAGTGGTCCCAGGACGGCTCGTCCATCAACGCCGCCCGCACGAGCGTGAGCGTGCCGCTGCCGCCGTCGCGACGCATGTCCCTGCGCGTCACCCTCGCGGTGGCCACGGGCACCGTCACCTACTACACAGGGCCGCCGGGGCTGTCCAGCCCGTCGTGGACGCAGCTGGGCAGCCCGATCGTCCTCGGCGCGAACAACGTGTTCAACTCCACCGCGCCGCTGCAGATCGGCTACGGCCCGTCGTCGGGCACCGGGTTCTTCGGCTACTACGGCAAGCTGCACGCCGCCCAGCTGCTGTCCGGCATCGGCGGCACCGCGAAAGCGTCGCCGGACTTCACCGCCCAGACGCCGGGGACCACCAGCTTCAGCGACGCGCAGTCGAACACGTGGACGCTGGAAGGCACCGCGGAGATCAGCGGCCGGGACTACCGGATCCACGCCGAGGCCAGCGCCTGGCCGCAGTTCTGGGACCCCACCGGCCACGACGTCACCGTCCAGCTCACCGCCGCCGGGCCGCTGCGCCGCCTCGGCCAGAACGCGAACAGGCAGGTGTTCGCCTCGGCGATGCGCCGCGCCTACCAGCGGCTCACCGGCCCCACCGCGCCGGTCGCCTACTGGCCAGCCGAGGACGGCGCGAACTCCACGCAGATCGCGTCCGGGCTCGGCGGCCCCGCCATGCAGGTGTCGGTCCCGCCGCAGTTCGGCGGGAACTCCGGCTTCCTGTGCTCCAGCCCGATCCCCGCCCTGGCAGCGGGCTCCACGTGGTCCGGGGCGGTCCCCGCCTACACCGGCGGGGTGGACAACGTCCTGCGGTTCCTCATGCAGGTCCCGGCGGCCGGCGACGTCAACGGCGGGATCATCGCCCGCATGTACACCCGGGGCACCATCACCCGCGCCGACCTCGTCTACGGCACCGGCGGCGGCCTGACGATGAACGTCTACCAGGGCTCCACCCTGCTCAGCTCGTTCGGGCCCTTCTCGTTCAGCGTCAACGGCGAGCTGCTGCGCGTCAGCCTTGAGCTGCAGGCGTCCGGCGGGAACGTCTCCTGCAACATCGTGACGCTCCAGGTCGGCGCGTTCTCCGGCATCGGCGACGGCGGCACGCAGACCGGCGCGACCGTCGGCAACGTGACCCAGGTCGTCATCAACCCGGGCGGCCTGCTCACCGGCACCGCGATCGGGCAGATCTCGGTGCAGCCGGTGTGGGAGACCCTCTACGACCTGGGCTCGGCGCTGAACGCGTGGCAGGGCGAGGCGGCCGGGGCCCGGTTCAAGCGGCTCTGCGACGAGGAGGCCATCGTGTTCCGCGGGCAGGGGAACCTGGCCGCGTCCACGCCGATGGGCCCGCAGACCCCTGAGGCGCTGACCACGCTGTGGCAGGAATGCGCCGACGCGGACCGGGGGGCCATCTACGAGCCGCGGCAGCAGCTGGCCCTCGGCTACCGCACCCGCGCGTCCATGCTCAACCAGGGCGCGGCGGCCGCCATCCCGTACTCGATGCTGATGGCCCCTTTGCTGCCCACCGAGGACGACCAGATCATCGCCAACGACGTGACCTGCACCCAGAACCAGGACGGGTCGTTCAGCGAGCAGGCGCAGGCGACGGGCCCGCTGAACATCCAGTCCCCCAGCCAGGACCCGGACGGGGTGGGCCGGTACGCGGTGAGCGTGCCGGTGAACCTGGCCGCTGACAGCCAGCTCGACGGCGAGGCGTCGTGGATCCGGCACATGGGCACCGTGGACGAGCCCCGCTACCCGGCGCTGTGCGTCGACCTGGCGTCCACCGAGAGCGGCGTCGCGTCGATCTTCTCCGCCCTGCTCGGCCTGGACATCGGGGACCGGGTCACGGTCACCGGGACGCCGCCGTGGCTGCCGCCGGACGGTATCGACCTGCTGATCCAGGGCGTGACGGAGAACATCTGGCTGAAGAAGCTGAACCTGTCGCTGGCGTGCGTCCCGTCGTCGCCGTGGAACGTCATGACGTGGAACGACCCGGTGTGGGGCCGGTGGGCCAGCGACGGCTCTGCGCTCGCCGCCGGCGTCTCAAGCTCGGCGACGTCGCTGAGCGTCTCGACCACAAACCCTGGCAGCCCGCTGTGGACCACGTCGGCCGGCGATCTCCCGTTCGACATCCTGGTGGCTGGCGAGCGGATGACCGTGACCGCGATCAGCGGCGCGTCCAGCCCGCAGGCCTTCACCGTCGTCCGCAGCGTCAACTCTGTTGTGAAAGCACAGACGGCGGGCGCGCCGCTCACCCTGTTCTACCCGCCGATCTGGAGCCTCTGAGATGACAACTCCCTACCCCCTGGCCGGGCAGCTGGCCGAGGCCGCGAACGTGTCGCCCACCGCGTGGGTCGCGTTCACCTTCGCGAACTCGTGGTCCAACATCGGCGGCGGTGTGGTCACCGCGCAGATGCGGCTGCTGCCGCTGACCAATGAGGTCGAGATGCTGGGCGGCATCGCCCACGCGTCGGTCAGCGGGACGTCGCTGTTCTCGGCGACGCTGGGGGCGGCGTACCTGCCAGCCTCACAGCAGAGCCGCTGCCTGGAGAAAGTGGTCGCCGCCTCGGCCACTTACTACGCCGCCACCACGGTGGGGCCGTTCGTGGTCATCCCGACCACCGGCGCCATCCAGTTCCAGGACTTGCCTGCGGGCACGACGCAGGTCGAGTTCGCGTTCACCTACAGCCTGGACGCGTGATGGGCCACATCCTGTGGATCCTGTTCGGGCCGGGGACCTATGGCGCGGGCGGCAACATGGTCGCCTGGGTGATCTGCGGGGCGATCGCCGGACTGTGGCTGCGGGGCCGGCTGAAAGCACACGAGGCGCTGGCCCGGCTGCATCACCAGCAGAAGATGGCGCAGTCGCAGGCGAATCACGACGCGCTGATCGCGCATGTGACGGCGACGGCGACGCTGGCGGTCACGGCGGCCGAGCCGCAGGTAAGCGGAGGTAGCCGGTCGCAACCCGGCTCGATGGGTTTGCCAGAAGAGAGCGCGCTGGTCCCGCCTCCCGCCGCCGCTGACCCGGCGTGGGGCAAGGCGGAGGACGCGTGGAAAGACGCGCTGCCGCCTAGTCCGTGAGTTCGGCCATGAACCGGAAGGTGATCTCGGTCCCGTCGGTGAAGGTCATCACCCAGTAGCCGTCGTCGTTGCCGATGCCGTGGTCGTACTCCAGCGATACGACTATCTTCCCTGATGACTGCCCGCTGATCTGCCGTCGCTGCTCAGCCGTGTATTCCATGTCCGCCATGTTCTCACCGAAAGGCGCGCTGCCGCCGGAGCGCTGACCACGCTGTTTGCCCTGCGCCGGCGGATAATAAGGCGTGAGCACCGACGACGACCTCCACGCCCGCGACCGGGAATCGCAGACCCGCTATGAGATGGCCACCGGTGTCGTCGCAGAGCCAGCCGGGGAATCCGGCTGGGTGTCGCTGCGGGACCACCTTGAGGCGCTGCGGGGCGGTGACGACCGGCGGTACGCCGAAGTAGGGAAAGAACGCGACCAGCGGTACGCCGAGGTGAAAGCCGAGCAGGAAAAGGCGCTGGTCATCAAGGACACGGCGAACCGCGACGCCCTCGCGCTCGCCCGCCAGGACCAGACGTACAAGGACGAGCAGGCGAACAAGCTCCGTGAGCAGATCAACTCCGAGCGGGGCCTGTACGCCACGAAGGACGACCTGGCGAACGCGGTGCGGGAGATGACGGTGCAGATCCGGCCGCTGGCCGAGTACGTGTCGGCGTCCGCTGGCCGTCAGGGCGGTGAGCAGCACATCCGCACTGAGCAGCGGCTGAACGCGAACCTGGTGGTCGGCATGGTGGCGCTGCTGCTGACGGCTGTCATCATCGCGGTATCCATCACCGTGGCGGCGCACGGTGGGTGACATCGAGGACGCCGAGCGGCTGGTCAAGCGCCGGGCAGCCGAAGGTAAAGGCCTGTCCCTCAAACGATCTCGCAAAACTCTCGTACCCGCCAGTAACGCCGGGCAGATGCTCCTGGCCGCCGCCCTCGCCGCCGGTGCCGTAGTGGCCGTGATCGCCGTGTTCGGGCGGTGAAGAGAGCATCATGGGTGCCATGAACCAGCCTGCGGACAGGAGGCACGCCATGGGAGGCGACGACTGATGCTCGGTGACGGCGGTCCCTGGGGCAACGGTGACAGCTACAAGGTCGAGCGCCCGGAGCTGCCCGCCTACGGCGCGGTGCTCGTGGTCCGGCCGCCGTGGTTCCGGGTGGGCCCGTGACCCGGTTCACGGTGCCGCGGGTGGCCCACTGCGACGGAGGGGTGTCATGACCCGGCTGATGCGCGACAGCACCACCCTGGCCGACGACCCGATCAGCGGCACGGACATCGTCGCCGCCTACGCCAACGGCCTGTACAAGACCACCAGCGCGGCGGTGGCCGGCCGGTTCGAGGGCCTGCCCGAGGTGTGGATCGACGTGAACGGCACCGACGTGTACGCCGACGTCCTCGACGTGGAGACCGGCGACGCCACCCTGGCCGGCGCGGTCGCCTGGGTGAAAGCGAAGCTCGCGACCAAGCCCGTCTACCCGCCGGTCGTCTACTGCGACCGGTCCACGTTGACGCCCCTGTTCAATGCCATGAGCGCGGGCGGGCTGCACGTGGGCACCCACTTCCGGCTGTGGATCGCCACCCTCGACGGCACCAAGACGGTCCCGGACATGACCGGGGTGACCGCCGTCCAGTACGCGGGGCAGCCGCAGACCGGCCACCACTACGACGAGTCCATCGTCTACGACAACGCGTGGAAGGCGGCCGCCCCGGCCCCTGCGCCGAAGCCAGCACCTGTCGTGGTGCTGCCCGTGCTTACTGGGGTGCTGGTGCAGTTGCCCGGCGGGGCGTCACGCATCGTGGTGTCCCACGACGGCGGGAAAACCTGGCAGTAAGGAAGGAACATCATGTGGGCTATCGCTGCGGCGTTCGCGTTCGCGGTCGCATTGCTCCTGGACCTCGCCGACCTCAGCAAGGGGCATCTCAACGTGACCACGTTCGCGCTGATCGGCCTGCTCTTCGTCGCGCTGCACCTGGCGTGGCCCGCCTTCTACCCGTGGCGTAACCGGACGGCGGCCTGACATGGACCTGGTCGGCCTGCTGGTGCTCATCCTCGTGATCTGCGTGGTTTTCTGGCTGGTCAGGCACCGCTAACTATCTACTTTCTAGATAGTGGTTCCCGCAGGTCAGCTAGCCGGTGTGGAAAAACCGCTTATAACATAAGCGCGATTTACACACCTACTCAGCCGGCCCGTGGCCGCAGCCACAGCCACACGGCCACCTCGGCCAGCACCAGGACCGCGATCAGCCACCTCACCGCCGAGGTTCCCGGATCCGCTCACCGGACCGGCGCCGCAGCGGCTCCGGTTCCTGCCGCCGCTCCTCCCACCGGGAGAACACCAGCCCGCCGAGGGCCAGCAGGCCGCACCCGGCCAGCGTCGCGGCGATGGCCAGGACGACGCCCAGCACATGCGCGTACGGGGCGGCCGCGTGGGCCACCCCGACCACAGCGGCCAGCACCAGGACGAGGGCCGCCGCCTCCCACGGGAACCCGCCACCGCCGCCCTCGACCGTGACCCGCCGCGGGTTGCTGAATACCGCCTTCATGGCCGCCTCTTCTTCTTGTTTTCCCTGACCGCGTTCGATGTGCCGCGGATCATCTTGTGGAGCGCCCGTGAGCCGGGCCGCTGCGTCAGCCTCGTCCCACCGCACCGCTGGCACCGGCCAAGCCGCTTCTTCGTCGACCACGGGTTGGTGCCCTTCCCTTTGCACGCCCGGCACGGGCCGAAGGGGTGGTAGTAGATGAAGATCAGCCGACCCACGATGAGGACCAGGGCGATGATGACGAGGTGGCTCATATGTGGCCCCTCGGGCACGCCGCCATCCCGTCCGGGTAGCCGTCGGCGTAGCCGTCCCGCCACCCGTCGTCGTGGCCGTCGCGGTACGCCATGCAGCCGGTGCGCTTACAGTCGCCGTCCCGGCATGCAGCCGGCCGGGGATGCTCCGGCCGCGCCTTCCTCGCCGCCGCCCGCTTGGCTGCCGCCGCTTCCTTCTTCGCCTTCGCGGTGCGCCGCTTGAAGTCGGTCCGCGTGGTGCAGGTGTGGGTCAGCGGGTTGCCGAGCGGTTTCCGGCACTGCTGGCACTTCGCCGACAGCGACGGCTTCAGCTTCGTCCGGCCGGCCGCTCGGCCCATCCGGGAGACGCAGACGTGGCCGAGCGGGTTGCTGTAGGACTTGCGGCAGGTGCCGCAGCGGAACAGCGCACCCCGGATCTTCACCTTCACCACGGGCCTCCTAGCCGCTACCGCAGTAGCTTCGCCGCTACCGCCGCTGACCTGCGTATATGCGTATAGCTGCTACCGCTGGCCCGGGTGGCAGCGCTGTGACCTGCGCGGTAGCGAGTAGCAGTCACCGGCTAGCCTCACGCTCAACAGCCACACGGCGGCAACCACGGGACTTACTCCCGGCCGTCGATACCATCACCGACGGCACACCGTGGCTGCGGAGCTGAGCGGACATCGCCTCACCGGTCAGGTCCGCCCACCGGTCCGGCCAGCGCCCCGCGAGCCGGTCGGCCAGCTCGTCCCAGTGCAGGCCGGGGTCGTCGCCGAACACGGCGA